GTGCGTATGTGAACGGAAGAACATTCGTTCACTTTGAAAATTTTACCACGCATGAATACAATACCAGTGGAAATACTTTTCCATCAGTTCCTTTTAGTGGTCTAAACAATAGTGATGTTACGGTTATCGGTGCTAGCAACAATTATCTCATTGCAGTCGCTGGTATTACGGTCTACTGGTCAAGTCTTGTAGATCCTACAGATTTCGTACCATCTCTTCAGACTGGTGCAGGAAATGCAATTCCGCAGGACATGAAAGGCATTGCCCGCGCCATTGTACCAATCTCCGGGGGCTTTGTAATTTATACTACTAAAAATGCAATTGCAGCCCTCTATACGAATAATGCTAGAGCGCCATTTGTATTTAGAGAGATTTCCAATGCTGGTGGAGTAATGGGGCCAGAGCAGATTAGTTTGGAAGCAACTCTAGGCTTCCATTATGCATGGACAACAGGTGGCCTCCAGAAAATTAGTTCCAACAACGCCGAGAGTCTTTCTAGCGGCGCAATGGATTTCTTGGCGGGGCGCGTCCTTGAAGAATTTGACTTAACTACCAAGACTCTTACATTCCAGCGACTGAATGAAGATCTTAAGGTAAAACTTACTTACGTTAGTAGCCGTTTTCTCGTAATTTCTTACGGGCGGCCTACAAACCCACTACAAGTTTATACTCATGCACTCGTCTATGATCTGGGTTTGAAGCGTTGGGGAAAACTGCGTATTGACCATGTAGACTGTTTACTGTATCCCTACCCTAATCTGCCGGGAGTAATTACAGAGACTCCCCCAAAACGTAGTCTTGCCTTCCTCAAATCTTCTGGACAGATAGATCTTGTAATTATGGACTATCGGGAACGCGCCAACCAAGGAGTTATTCTCCTTGGAAAGTATCAACTCATTCGTCAAAAGAGAGTTACCTTTCAATTTGTAGAGCTAGAAGGTCTGCATCAAGCATACCCGCCTAGCGTGTTTTTACAGGTAAGCTATGATGGTAAGAAATTGGAAGCTCCTGAAGAGCTACAAGTTTTACTGAATAACGGTGATGGTGGAGTTGTAAAGTATGGTGCTCCTGCGCCTACAACTCACGCTAAATCCAGAACTGGTGTTAACTTTACTCTTGGGGTTATTGGATCATTTGAATTGAATACTGCTACATTTACTATTACGCGACACGGAAATCGTTAAGTAAATGGCAAACGATAGCAGAATTATCGTAGGACTTCCACAATTTCCTGAGAATGTTCCTCAGGAATTATTCAATTCATTCTTCACTGTCTACACTGCCATCCATAATTTGGCAAGAAGTCTTAGTCTTTATGCTGGCGTAGATCCGGTACCTGAGGCAGAACAATCTCAAGTAACTGTAGATGATACAATTCAGGATGGAAACTTAAACCGCTGGTACGCCAAGGCTAATGAAATTATTAGTTTTGGAGCTGCGGTAAGCCCAATTCTAGTAGGATCTGAGCTACAAGTACGCTTGGCAAATGCTACCAATGCTAGTAGATGGTGCTGTGGCTTTGTAAACTCTATTGGAACTTTTTCCGCAGGGCAATATGTAGAAATTCGCACTAGAGGTTTAATTACTGGTGTAGCTGGAATGATCTCAGGCGACCGTTATTGGCTTAGTACTACAAACGGAGTTATTCAAAATGCTGCACCAGCAGGCGCTGGAAATATTGTCCAAGTATTGGGTTTTGCTCTTAGCCCTACTAGGTTGCTATCTAATCCTAGCTTCTATTTCCCGACGGTCTGAGGCTAAAATGGACGAAGAAGCAGAGCACGAAGAGCGTAGAAGAATAGTACGAATCCCCGTACCGTGGAGTAGAAATCCTATTGAATTTCGAGGATATGATTTAGTACTTGTTCTTTCTGCGGCCAGCTTGCCATTTATTGCATACTTTTTGTATGTAATTTACACTGATGGAGAGCACGCTCATCTTAAAATTATGGAAGCACTTAATGAACAAACTTATGTGCTTTCATTGCCACAAGAAAAACGGGAAGCTCTAAATATTTCAATGCCAGAAAGTCTCAAGACTAAAATTCGCAAACGCAGGCAATTGGAGCGTGAGGAATAAACTATGTCGCGCGCAAACGTAGAAGAAATTGTAGAGGCGATTGTTTCTGCGTCTCCGGCGCGTACTATTGCAGTAATCATTGTAGATGGAGCTGGGGAAACTGAAGAAGGAAAAAAATTAAAAGATCTAGAAGAAGGTCTTGATTACTCTGAATATCCTTTTGAAGGCCCACAGGATGATATTGAATATGAAAAAGATTTCTTCCTGCGCGCTTTTATGGAAGCAATTTTTGGAAAGCAAAAAGAATTTGCAGGCGGCGGTGGTGGTAGTGATGAGAATGCAATTCTCCAATCTGCGGGTGGCGGCTCCCTGCTAAGGTCTCCATAATGTCCGGTCTGCCAATCTTTGCGTTTCCAGAGCCTAGTGGCCCACAGCTAAGTGCTGGCCTGTTTGTTATTGATGTAAGTAGTACGACTAACTTTCGTGTACCTTTTACTCAGTTAGCAGCCGCTATTGCTGTTGGCGGCGCTGCCATTAACTTTAGCGCAGGCACCACAAGTGCCAATCTCCAGTCAGTAGTCTTTGGAGATGCTAATGGAGTTTCATTTGGGCTAAACGGCGGCACTATTACTGCTAGTGCTGCACCTGCGGCTCCTGCTGGGTCTATTTCTGCTGGCACTACAAATGCAACTCTTGGCCAAGTAGAATTTTCCAATGCTAATGGTATTTCTTTTGGCGTTAATGGCCAAACAGTTACTGCTAGCCACAATGCTTTAACTAGTCAAAGTAATCAAGCACTTAGTGGCTCTAATGGGTCTTTTACTTTTCAAACTGCTACGTTTGGAAATTTGAATGGAATGAGTTTTTATACTTCCAATGGCTCTCTCGTTGGAAGTTATACTGTTCCTTCCATTCCATCGCTCACGCCATACTTTAGCAATACAAATACTACATTCAATGGAACGAACATCAGTGGGTCTCTTACCCACAATACTGATGGACTGCGGGTAGATCTCTCAGTTGCAGCGCCCGGCGGCGGTGGAGCAGTAAACTTTTCTGCAGGAACTACTAGTAACAATCTTCAATCTGTAGTTTTTAGTAATTCCAATGGATTTTCTTTTGGCTTGGACGGTAGTACTATTACAGGTGCTTATACTGTACCTACCCAATCTGTACAACCGGGCATTCAATCCATCAGTGCGGGCACTACAAGAATTACTACAGGAGAAGCAGTATTCTCTAACTCCAACGGTATTTCTTTTGGAGTAAATGGACAGACAATCACCGGAAGCCACAATGGACTCACAAGCCAATCTAACCAAGCAGCAAGTGGACAGAATGGTAGCTTTACATTCCAAACTCTCGGATTTAGTAACGCTAATGGAATCAGCTTTGGCACGAGCGCAGGCAACTCAATCACAGCTAGTCATAATGGACTTACGAGTCAAAGCAATCAGGCACTTAGTGGATCAAATGGCAGTTTCACTTTCCAAACTGCAACTTTCGGAAACCTCAACGGATTCAGTTTCTACACCTCCAACGGCTCATTAGTTGGTAGTTATACCGTACCATCTGTACCATCTGTAACGCAATACTTCAGTAATACTGCTACTACATTCAATGGTACAAATATCTCTGGCTCGCTTACCATTAACACTAATGGATTGCGAGTTGATCTTTCTGTAGCTGCCCCCGGAGCAGCAGCCGAGGCGAATTGGCATCATCTACTTGGCGCCAATACTTCTGGAAACACCACGGCCAGTGGTTCTACTATTGGGTTTTCTGGAATTAATCTTACACTTTCTGGAACTAATGGAAGTGTAATTAATTTCAGTGCTCCCCCCACATCTAGTCTTTCTGCAATTACTAACATTACTATTGGTACTACTGGGTCTACTATTGGATTCAGTGTAGGGGCAGGTGGCGGTGGCGGAGGATTTACTGCTCCGGGATACCATCCATATGATGACTTAGTACAAATAGTTGCTCAAGTTGGACAAGGATCTCTTATTATTGATCCTCAAAATCTCCCTAATATATCTTTTGACCGACTTGTTCTTGGACTACAGAATACCAATAGTTCCAACTCTTCTGGCTCCCATACACTTCGTTTCTCTGTAGGACTCTATACGCGAGATGCCAGTAGACTTTCCCTATTTACTTCCTTTACTGGCTCTACAGCAGTAACTCATTCTGGAACTGCTGGCTCTTACTCTTGGTATTCTGGAAACAGAATGTTTCCAATTACATTTGGTGCTACTAGTATTCCAGAAAATCGGTACTGGATTGCATTCATTAGTTCTACCAGCACTGCTGGCGCCAATGGATCGTATTCGAATATGCTAGTTAGCAATATTAGTTCTAACTTTTCTGGGCAGTTTGGAACTGCGACTAATGCTACTAAGCAACCGCGCCTAGGACAAGGATTCTACAGCGCGTCAACTACTGCATTTCCTGCGTCTATTGCATTTAGCCAGATCAACGGAACTCATGCATCTGCTAGGCGTTTCCCTGTAATTGGATTTGGAAGCAGCACTTACTAAAGTTGTATGCCGACGCCTTCCAGAACTGGCACTGCGGTACAAATTGATGCTTCAGGCGCAGGAAGTGGTAGCGGTTCCCATACTATCCCAGCAGATTGCAATCTTGTAGTAGCACATTGGGCACATTTTGATAGTAATGGAGGAACAACTTTAGCAACTCTTACTCTCAATGGAGTAAGTTTTCTTCCAGCAAAAGCAGAAATTGAAGAAGGATCTATAACTGATGCATCTGGGCACGGTGTAGCAATTTTAGTAAACCCTGCAACTGGGTCTCAAACTGTTGCATGGGCGTGGTCTGGGGGCGGTGCAAGAACTGAAGGTGGCTGGATTGTTCTTGTATTTTATAAAGATGCTAACACAGGTGATCCTTTCAGAGCTGCCGATGTAGATGTACAAGTAAGTACAAATAATTGTTCTGTAACTATTTCTAGTGATCCTACAGACATTATTAGTGCAGCGTGCCAATCTTTTAATGCCAACCCTTCTCTAGACGGATCAGTATTCATCAATGATGTAACTCTTAATTCAGAAAGATATGATGTAAGTGACGTAACTCCGAGTGGTGGTGCGTCTACTACGGTAAATATGACAGGAGAAGCTTATTCGTCTATGTCAGCTATTTCATTAAAAGCTAGCGCAGATACTGGAATAGTAGCTGCATGGTTAACTGCATAAATAAATTATGGATATCAAACCTCAAATTGTAGTTCAAGATATTGGCGGTATTCACAACTCCGATTTAAATGCAGCACACGCAAGAATTTTTCGTGGCGGAAGTTGGAAACAACAACGTATTATTGTTATTGTTCCTGCTGCTGCAACTATTCCTGCAAAAGTATATTTATCACATACAAACCTAATCTATCCTCCCAATAACGGGGTATATCGTTATTTGGCACTAGGAATAGAAGTAGGTGAAGCGTACAGTACAGCAATCAATGAAATTATTAATCATCCACAACTTAAAGATTGGGAATACATTCTCACTCTTGAGCATGATAATTCTCCGCCGCATGATGGCGTGATGAAACTTTTGGAACAAATGGAAGCTCACCCAGAGTATGCAGCAATTGGTGGGCTATATTTTACTAAAGGTTATGGCGGAGTACCTCAGATTTGGGGCGAAAGAGCTGATCCCATGATTAATTTTCGCCCTCAGCCACCAGATTTGAATGGCGGACTTGTAGAATGTTATGGAACTGGTATGGGGTTTACTATGTTCCGTACTGCAATGTTTAAAGATTCTAAACTCCGGCGCCCGTGGTTTGTAACTCAGACGAAAGAAGGCGTAGGAACTCAAGATCTTTACTTCTGGTCAGACGCTCAAAAGTTTGGATACCGCTGTGCAATTGATTGTAGTATTAGAGTTGGTCATTACGACCTTGAAGGTAAATTCGGCCCTCCTGACACAATGTGGTGAAAGACTAAAATGATTGCTCAACCTCTTCCAGAAAAAACACTTCTCAAACTTGATCTCGGTTGTGGAACACGCAAACAAGAAGGATTTATTGGCGTAGATAGTATGAGTTTTAAAGGTGTAGATATGCATTGCGATCTAGCTAAAACTCCTTGGGTACTTACTCCGTGGGCAACACGCAGTGATACTGGAGAAACTTATGCTGTTCCAGGCGCAGATCCTCTCCCCAACGAATCTGTAGCAGAAGTATTTTGCTGTCATTTCATTGAACATCTAGATGCACAAGAACGCATCAATTTTGTCAATGAACTTTGGAGAGTTCTAGTCCCCGGTGGCAAAGCAGTTATTATTGTCCCCTACTGGGCAAGTGCCCGCGCCTACGGGGATCTTACTCATAAATGGCCGCCAGTTTCTGAATTCTGGTTCGGATACCTATCTAAAGCATGGCGCGAAGCCAATGCTCCACACAATGATTTTTACAAATGTAATTTCACCGTAACTGGCGACTGGACAATGCATCCCGCGTTAACAGCTAGGAATGATGAATTTAAATCATTTGCCATCCAATTTTACAAAGAAGCTGCTCAAGATATGCGCGCACTCTTTGTCAAGGAACCAATGTGACGCCAAAAGTTTACATCTTACGAACTAGGCGCCCAGAAGGTGCTTTTGGTATGATGTTTGATATGTATGGGCAACCATTTGCTGTTACACTAGAACATACTTTTGCAGACGGAAAATCTCTGCTATCTCCCGGTGTATACGATTGCCACAGAGACAAGTATCACAAGGGTGGATATGATACATTTGAAATTGAAGTGCAAGGCCACGACAGAATTCTTTTCCATAAAGCAAATCTAGAAACCCAGTTAGCAGGGTGTGTTGCAATAGGGGAAAAGTTTGAAGATTTTAATGGTGTTCCCGGCATTGCAGAAAGTGGGATTGGATTCAATCAGTTTTGGGCAAAGTATGGAATGTTCGAACGTATTCAGTTAGATATAAAGGAAATGGAGATTCTCTAATGGTTGCGCCATTGATCCCGATCCTTCTTCAACTTGCTAGTTTTGCGCCTTCTCTAATGAAATTTGTTGGAGCGGGCGACAAAGCTACTAAAATCACTGAAGAAGTTGTAAATGTGGTGCAAACTGTTACGGGAGCTAAGGCGCCAGAAGAAGCTGTAGAGATTCTTCGCGCAAACCCCGACAAAGTTTTAGAGTTCCGGCGCATGGTGCAAGAGAATGAAATGCGTTGGGATGAAATGTACTTGAAAGATGTACAATCTGCTCGCGATAGAGATGTAAAACTAGCTCAAGCAGGCTATAGAAACTATCGTGCTCACCTAATGTTTGGAATTGCAGTAGGCGTAATCGTCTTTCTCCTTTACATGGTGTGGGCAGATCAAGCAATTAATGAATACGTTAAAGGAATTGTAACACTGGTACTCGGTAGGTTCCTTGGCTATCTAGATGCTATTTACAATTTCGAATTTGGTACGACTCGTTCTAGCAAAGCTAAAGACGAGACCATTGGCAATCTTACTTCTAAGCTTGGAGGGTAGCGATGGCTACTGAAAATGCTCCAGTTCCTATGAGAACAGGGCAACCTAGTCAAGTTGCTCCTGTATTAGACTTTTCTCAGTGGCTTGCTGGTAGTCGTACTGATACGCAAGCTAGAACTACTGGGCAAACTGCTCAGTTGGAGGCCATTCTTGCGCAAATTATGGCTCCGGGGAATCTGGAGAACATTGTAGCAAATCTTTTCCAGCAAGGTGCTGCTCAGGTTCCTGCGCTTACTTCTCAGTTTGCAAATGCTACTGGTACGCGCACTAGTAATAATTCCATGCTTTCGCAAAGCCTTGCACTGCTTAATCAACAGCTTGCACAAGCTATTGCACAAGCGGTTGCTCAACAACAGCAAACTGCGGTACAAGGGGCTGGACAACTTGCTCAAGCAACTAGGACTACGCAGCAAACGCAAAAGACGCAACCGGGAAGTCTTGGGCGTGCGGTACTTCCCACAGTAGTTGGAAGTGTACTCAATAGAATTGGTAAGGCGCAAACTCCTAGGACAGAAGCTCCTGCGGGAGAAGCCCCACTTCCTAGTTTTCCTGCACCTACAGATTATGAAACTGGAATTCCTCCGCAAGATTTCATTCCTACTCCCGGCGTAGCAGAAGCTGGTGGTTCCCTTGGTTCTATCCCTTCTCTTGATTTCGTAGACTTTTCTGCTGCTGCGTCTGCTGCGCCAGATGTAGGAGGCATGGATTACGGCTACGATTATTTCGATCTTCCAGAATTAGACGTAGCAGATGCTTTTTCTGATGTAGGAAATCTGATTGATATTGACATTCCGGGCTGGTTCCGTGATGGTGGCATGGTCAGAAAGTATGCTGATGGTGGGCAAATTCGTGGCAGGCCAAATATGGGGCCGCGTCCAGCACCACAACGTACTCAAGCTATGCAACTTCATGTACCATCGCAAGTAACTGCTGCTGCGCGTAGAAGCCCTAGACAGGGTGCGCAAGCAGATATGGAAGCTCCGGGGCCAAGTGCTGTAGCCCCTAACACAAGTTTTGCTAGCCCTGCTGCTATCGCTAACATTTCTTCGATGGTTTCTCCAGCAAATGTTTCTATGGGGCTTACTGGCCTAGGACTTTTAGGAGCACCAATGTCCGTGGTAGCAGCAGTCGCAGCTACTAAGGGCATTCAAATGGCAGTGCAACAAATGTTGCAGGAAGTATTTAATCTGCCAATTCCACCAGAAGAAGCAATGATGCCACCGGCTATTCAAACTATGCCTCCAGCAATTCTTGATCCTACAATTGCTGGAACAGTAGAAGGGTTGCCTGCTGCTAACCCTAGTATGGCGTTAGCTATGGGAGAACCAGAAGAAGGATTTACAACTGAAGGATCTCCTGCTGGCCCCGGTGTTGGTGGTTTTGATGCTGATACCGCTGCTGCTATTGGTGCAGCTCTTGGCATTCCGGGATTTGAATCTTTTGGAGAGGTAGGAAGTGCTGATAGCGGCATCGGTGGTTTTGGCGATGCTGAAGGTATTGGTGCGACTACTGGTATTGGCGGAGAAAGTGCAGAAGGTGGAGTTGGTGATGGTGATGGCGACGGTGGTGGTGATGGTGGAGTTGGTGGAGATGGTGATGGTTGGGCCGATGGCGGTATGGTAGATCGCTGGGGGCAAAAAAGCACCTATATTCCACGGAAACCACAACCAGAAAAAAAGAAAGAAAAACAAGCAGGACTAGTTAAAGGTGCAGGTACTCGAACGTCTGATTCCATTCTTGCGAGAGTCTCCGTAGATGAGTATATCCTCCCTGCTAGTACCGTTGCGGCTATTGGAAAACATACGCTCGATCAACTTGTGGCTGCTACTCATACTCCTGTGGACGAAGGGACTCATGGCTAACGCACAACAAGTAGATTTGGGAGAAGCTCTTTCCTACATTACAAGGGCTTCTAGCGAATATGGTGTAGATTCGCTAAATGCTCAGGCAATTCTGTTGTCTGAGAATATGGGGCCAACTGGAGAAGTTCCTCAAGTTTTGCAGACGGGCCAGATTTCGCCTCGTGGCGCAGCCGGACTAATGCAAGTAATGCCGGCTACTAGGCAAGCTCTTGTAGATCAAGGTTTTCTCTCTCCTGAATATGCTGCTGGAACTGATTGGCAGAGTAATGTTCACGCAGGATTAGCTGCATTGAAGGAAATTCAGAAGCGGAGAAAGACTACAGACTATCGTGTAATTGGCGCAGATTATAATGCTGGGCCAAAAGGTGGTGATGTAGTTCTTTCAGGTGATATAAGTGGGCTGCCTACTGAAACTCTTGACTATCTAAAACGTCTAGATATTGCTCACGCTAGGCTAGTAGGTACTGAAGCACTGCCCAAAGGATCTACTATTCGTGAGCAGCGTCCCGCTACTCGTAGTACAGTAACTACTACACAAGTTGCAGGAGCAGACGCTATTACACAGATTTTGCGAGATAATGCAATTCATACTCGCAAATCCATTGAAGCTATTACACAGAGTACGGAAGCGGAAAGAGCAGCCCAAGAAGAAGCTGCTGCCGCGGCTGTATTTGCTGGCTCAGAAGCTGCGCAAGCAGAACAAATTCGTGCAAGTATTGAAGCTGCTGCAACGCAAACGCGAGAGCGAATTCTTGGCATCCTGAACTTGGACACGCGCCAAGCAGACAATGTTATCGCTGAGAAAACTGCTGAGTTCAATACGCTTGATCCTGCGCGAAAGCAAATGGATGCAACTATTGATGAGAAAGAAGCTGTAGGATTTTTTGACAATCCTCTACAGTATCTTATTAACCAGACTATGCTTCCGGGGATGCTGGCGCAGCGTAATGCTGTAGCTAGAAAACAGAATGAAGCTTTTGCTGTTATGCGTGCTATGCAGGGTGTAGCAGAGCAGCAAGAACGTATTGATATTTCCGCATCTGCGGATCAAATTGCACAACTTGGTATTCACGTTGGTAACGTAAAAGTCTCTCAAGCTAATGCTGCTGCCGCAGAATCTAAAGCGAGAGCTGCCAGTGCTACCGCTCGTGCAGTTATTACTATTGCCAATCTCACTGAGCGAGAACTAGATAACAAGCTTAAAGTTGCACAGTGGAATAGGGTGGTGCAGAGCGATAAAGAAGTAGATCAACTGAAAGAGCGAGAAAAGGCAGATCTTCAAGAGCTTGATGATAGACTTGCACGCCTTGGTGCTTTAGTTGGTGCGCCGGGAATGAATAGTACGCTGTTGAAGCGTATGAGTAAAAAAGAACAGCAAGAATGGATGGAACGTGCAGCGTCTAATAACATCGGAAATGATTTGTATGAAGCTGCAACTTGGTTGAAGCCGGGTTGGATTGCGAATATGAAAAATTCTGGGAGCGCGCAGCTTGCAGAATTTATTCGTAATACCCAAAGTGCTATGTTTAATCTAGCACAGATGGAGGCAGCTAAGATTCAAATACAAGGGGGTAAAATTCCTTCCAGAGAAGAACTTCTGCGATCTGCGGCGCGTTCGCTGGAGAGTGAATTCTTTGCTGCTCGTAACAATATGATGATTCAAACTCCAAATTCTGCGCTTAATCCCTACAAAGCACGGCATGGAGTAATGGCAACTGCATGGAAGGGAGATCCTGAGAATGCAATCTACAAGATTGTACGAGATGGAGCTGTAAACAAGCTTAGGTACAATGATTCTACTCTGTTTACTACCATTTATAAGATGGTGGAATCTGGTGCTCTTTCTCCTGCTGATGCTGCACGCCAAATGTCCGACTACTATACGGCTGCGGTAGATGAGAACAACAGAGCCTATAGTTTCCATCTTTATGGTATGAGTCCGCAGGATGATTACAAGGTACTGCCAAAAGAATCTAAGAAAACTGTAAATCTTTTGGCGCCTGCGGAACTAGAGAATTTGTTTACTCTGGCGCGGATTCGTGTTCAAGGTGCTCCCCAAGGGTTTGTTGTACCAGAAGGCTACGAATTTACTCCGTATCCTAGTGGCTTTGGTGGTTACTTGAAGAAACAAGAAGCTGGGGCTAAATAATGGCCGAAAATAATGTTTCTGAAGTAACAGATTACGCATCAATCCATCCTGTAATCACTGCCGCTGACACGGCAAATATGCAGGCTGGTAGTGAATACAGTCTGATTGAACGTGCAGGGATGTTTACTAAATCTGCCGCTGTTAGTGGTATTGCGTCCGTCTATAATACTGCCGCAAATTTACTCGGGGAAGAACAGTGGAATGTGGCGCAGTGGCTTAGCGACAATGATGAACATCTTGGTTTGTACTACCAACAAAATAAGCAACTTACAGATCTTGCAGGATTCATTGGTACTAGCTTAATCCCCGGTGGCCTTGCGCTGAAAGGCGTACAACTAGCGAAAGCTGGTACTATGTTGGGGCCATTCGGTCGTGCTCTTGGCTATGCAAGCACTAGACAAAAACTTTATCTGGAGCAAGGACTCAAAGAACTTGCTACAGAGGGCGGAACTGTATTTAATCTCATTAATAAAAATAAACTTGCATCTATGGCTTGGGCAACTGCTGACCAAGCTATTAATGTTGCAGCATTTGAAACTGCTGTAGCTATTACAATGAAGCAAAGTCCATTGCTAGAGAAAGATGAATGGACTGATGTATTTAAGCACGTCGCTGTTACCAGCCTTGCGTTTGGTGGAATTGGTGGAGCTATTGAATCTATCGCTATTAACTCCATTTTCAAACAAGGCACTAGAAGTATTGATGCTGCTATGCGTGAGTTTGATGTTGTCAAGCACATTGAAGGTGATATTGTGCTTGGCGATAAAGCTTACGGTACTGTTAGGAGTTTGCTGGAACTTCCTACTACTGCAAGAGACATTGAATTTACCTACCGCATTGGCGGAGAAACACGGAAGCTAGAGCTTCCTACTAAGCAGGCGCTGGAACGTGCAGCAGAAAGTGCACAAAAACGTGGATGGGATGATTTTCGTGAAACTGTCAACCGCATGGCGCAGAGCGACCCAGAACTTGGAAACCAATTTTCCGATTATCTAATCAATCTCGTAAAGCGCGAACAACAGGCGGGGAAGAGCAAAGAGGAAATTTTGGATCGTGTAGGCGATCACTTGTTTAATGTAAAGCAGATTCGCAGAGTTAGTGCGAATGCTGCCGACGATCCTGCTCTTTTCTACGTTGCAAAAGAGATTGATCCAGAACGTATCTTCAAGATCAAAGATTTTAATTCTTTCCTTACAGAAGTAGTTAGCAGAAGTCCGAAGGGGAAAGAAGGATTTAAGACTCCCTATGAACTTGTAGGTACTGGCGATGATGTTAAAGTTGCGCTGGTTGGATTGAAACAAGAAGGGCCAGTACTTGAAACTAGCTATGCGCGGTTTGCTGTAGTAGATGATGCATTCTCCAACGGCTACGATGTAGCTGTATTGGCTAATGGTACTATCCGTATTAATCCAAAGAGCAGTAAATTTAGGAAAGTAGACGAACCTATTACTGCTCCGAAGAGTTTCTTCAATGCGCGCGTAGGAGCATTTACTGACGTAGCCTATCCTACTGTAGCTGACATTGCTACGACTACTAAACCCCTTGCTATGACTTCTGTTTCCCATCTTGTTAGTGGAGGGAAAGAATGGAGTATGGCACCGTATAATGTTTTTGCTCTTGAAGAACTCGATACTCTCAAAGCTTCAGCGCGGTACGTTTGGGCAGGAAGTAAGGAATTGAAAGTTGTCCCGCAGAAAGTTGCAGACACGGATATTCCTTTGCTCGAACGTATCTTTCAAGATGGCGCAGATAAGTGGAAAGATGTAGTGCTGCGCTCTGCTGACAATACTGAGCGGAAAGTAGGAGACATTAAAGATTTTGGCCTTTGGCTTAAAGAGCAGAAGCTTGCGATTCTCCAATCCTTCCTTGGGAAGAATGAGAAAGGAGAAGATCTCTTAAGTCTTGGGGTCAAACTTAATGTCGATCCTGTGTGGATTCAGGATGCTATCGCTGCTAACTTCATTCCTACAGAGAAACTTAGTAGCGGATTTTCCTTGCCTCTCAGCGCAAGCACGCGCCCACAGAACATGGAAGTATTGTGGGATTTTGCGCATCCTAAGCTCCTAGAAAATTCATTGCTTGGGAAAACAGGAAAAGTTCCTAATACTGTAATGGTGCAAGGATTCCCAGAAGCTGCTGGCAATACTATCTACGGAGAGCTTGGCTGGGCGTATAGAGTAAAACTCGGCAATGATGCAAGACAGTCAGCTTTTGCTGCTGTCATGGGAACGGTAGACGCTTCCAAGTTTGTAGAGTTAAATGCTGATACTGTGCTCAACATTGCTAACCAAGCAGGTAGTGGTGCGGGTCTCCTGAAAAGTTCCAATGCAGATTACGGAGATGTTCTAGGCTTGTGGAGCCAATATACTGGCGCCCTTGTCCATGAAATTAGTCGGCGCAATGCCAATGCTACTCTCTCCGAACTCCAGCCTTTAATGATTCGGATCAAAGATTCTAAGCAAGCTGCCGCAGAGCTTGGCATCCTCACTACGGCTATGCGTAGAACTCCTGAAAAATTCATGATTGATCCGATCAATAATAAGAGACTTGTGAATTTGGAAGCGGTAGAAAAAGCGCCAGAAGGTGGTTGGATTGTAAATGAAGCTAAACTAATTGAATTGCAAAAAGCTGGAAGAGCACATCAGTTTGTAATGGAAGTAGATGAAGTCGCAGAATTTATTTCTGCAAGTTCTGTGGCTAACGCCCGTAGAATTGAAAAAAATAAAGTCCTTATGACTAGCCGTGGGTTCAATTACAACTACGATCCTCGGGTAGTTTATATTCCTCCAGTGGATACTGGGCGCTATCCATACTTTGCATTTGTACGGAAGAAGCCAGAAATGCTCGGTACTTCTTCAGAAGTTTCTATGATTACGGCGCGCACGGAACAAGAACTTCATGGACTTGTTACTAAAGTCCCTGATGACTACGAAGTAATTTTCAAAGAGAATACTGAGCGGTTCCACAGAATTAAAGGAGATTACGATTATTCTCTTACCATTAAAGAACCCACCGTTGATAGTACTTTGCAACGCCGCGGGATCTTGGGAGATTTCTTCCCAGAAACAAAAGCTGAGAACGTGCTTGAAGATTATATTAATTGGCACCAGCGACAGGAAGTTAGCCTTGTTCGGCGTGCAACCGAAACTAAATACGCACAGACTATTGAAGAACTCCGTGGAATTGGTAAACAATTCACCGAGCTTGGAACCTCTAAGGCCAGCGCCGGTCTTAAAAAGTTTCGAAGTCAAGTTGAAAACCCATTCAACGATTATATCAAAACTGCGCTGGACATTAGTAAGAGAGGCGAATACACTCTGCTTCATGAAGCCAATGAGTTTGTTGAGCAACTTGGACGCAGTGCGTATCGGATCTTTGGTGTAAATAGAGAGAAAGCAATGGCAGGAACTGTTAGCTGGGAAGAAGCTAACAGGATTAGTGAACGCTTTGGAATCAAAGGCCCGTATACGGATGAAGCTGGCTACTTTGCTGCTAATCTTCCTGCAGAACGTAGCATCATTAAAGACTTTGTAGCCAAGGCAAATATGACGCTGGTGAATTTAAACCTGCGCCTAGACTTTGCTAACTCCCTCGTTAATATTATCAGCACTCCTATTCTTCTTAGCACAGAGATGGCAAGCATTCGTAGTTTGATTGCTAAAGATCCTGTGCTTGTAGGAAAACTGAGTGAGCTGCGTAGTATTGCTGTCCCCGGAACTGAGGGAGCAGTGCGTGTTCCCAGTACTACGGGGCTAATTGCTGAAGGAATTAAGAACTTCTTTGGCCCTGAGAAGAATCAACTTATCCAGCGATACAAAGATATTGGTGCAGTGCGAGATGTAGCTAGCCAGTACCATGAGATGCTAGATCATTTCGCATACAAGCCATATAAGAAAGCCAGCGAACTTACAGAGAGAGCGGCGCGAGGTATCGAAACTGGCGCAAAGTTTACTGGTAATGCATTTGCAGAAGATTTCACTCGCTTTGTTTCTGCTGATGTAATGCGTAGACTTACTGATCCCATTGTACAAGCTGGGAAGTTGAGTGTTGCAGAGCAAAACGCATACATCAGTGTATTTGTAAATCGTGTGCAAGGTAACTACATTAGTTCGCAACGTCCAATTGCTTTCCAAGGCGTACTAGGAAGCGCCATTGGTTTGTTCATGACGTACCAATTTAACTTTTTGCAACAACTTTTTCGCCACATTGAGAATAGAAATGTGCGGGCACTTGCTACCTTGGGAGCAATGCAAACTGGAATGTATGGATTGAACGGCATTCCATTTTTTGAAGCAGTTAATACTTCATTGATTGGAAACAGTTCTCTCAATCCAGAACACAGAGATGTGTATTCCACCATCCCACAACTAAACAAAGATCTTGGGAATTGGTTAATGTATGGAACGGCTTCTGCGTTTCCTTTTTGGTCTAGTCAGGCTCCCAGTCTTTATACTCGTGGTGATATTAATCCTCGCCACATTTCTGTTATTCCTATTACTCCGCTTGACGTACCGGCAGTAGATGGGAGTATTCGCTTTGTAAGTAACTTGCTAGATATGGGCAAGAAAGCAGTGAAAGGCGCAGACCTTACTAGTGTATTGTTTGAAGGACTAGAACATAATGGTCTTAGTCGCCCGCTTGCTGGCATTGCTCAGGCAGTGCAAGGATACAGCACTACCAGCAAAGGTTCTTTGATTAGCGCGTCTAACGATTTCTTCTCTATTGCTACTGCTGCAAGATTAATTGGTAGCAAACCTGTAGACGAGAGTATTGCGCTGAATGCAAAATTCAGACTTGCTTCTTATGAAGCCGCAGATCAAGTACGTTTGCAGACACTCGGGGAAGTTGTAAAAACTAAACTTCGTGCGGGGAAACTTCCATCTTTGGAAGAATTGCAGAAGTTTCAGTTGGACTACGCGAAAGCTGGTGGGAGGATTGAAAATTACGCAAAGACTATGCAACGCTGGAGTAAGGACGCCAACGTATCGGTAATTAATCAGCTTGCACAACAGCACAGAAGTAGCTATTCTAGGAGATTACAGGAAATCATGGGCGGCAGTACTGTGCAGGACTACCGCGCCATGATGTTAGCAACTCCCACTACTTCTGAGGCATCCCCGGTTTCTGATGAGGGTCAAGAATAGTACTCTCTTTGTAAGCAGCCAACATAATTTCCCACACTTGTTTCTCTGGCCCAACCCAACCTTCAGGTTTCACTACCTTTCCATCTTCTCTAAATACTGGGCCACCCGGACGCACAACTTTTTTCATGTTGGCTCCGTGTACCGCTTCAAAAGCTGCATCGTAGGGCAGACCAAAGTTTATTGCTAGCCCCATGAAAAAGTAGTTCATATCACAAATCCAATCTAGCAGAGTAGCCAGATTTTCTAGAGACATAGGAACTTCTCCGGTTCCTAGTTTTTCCAGTAGGGAAATTCCTCCATCTTCTCCAAATTCTTCCTTGATGATGTGGCAGCGAGCGGCTACAACTGCCAACGGTGGAGGGTTTTTTCCTAGGGAACCAACGAAGCAGTTTCCTTTTCTTTGCGCGCCCTCATGAAACTGGCGAACATTGTCAAACTGCGTATAGAAGTGCAGCATTCCAGAAGGCACAACTGCTTGAATAGATGCAATCTGCTGCATCAATGCTACTTTTTCATTCGTCTTTTGCGTATCACCGGCCTGTGATTCCACTTGTGTACTCCTTTAATATGTTATAATCAACGTACAACATTTTTCTATCAAGAGGTTTTTGCTTAGGCAAAAATCCCTTTCCTGCCACTGCTTGAATCTTATCAGCTTGTTGAAGATTTGCTAGAAGTTCTCCTAAGTCTTTCATCTTTTCAAGATCACTACTAACTACTTTCCATAAATCTATGAGCGTAAGCGGGCGTCTAGCCTCATAGAGTTTCTGCATAATTTTGTTAGCAGCTTCAGCATTCCTACTTTTTCCAAATTCTCCAAGAGCCTTTGGCATATCGGCTTCTGTGAAAGAAAGCAAACTGGAAGCCAAGAGTACATCTGACATTTCAATCTTAGTGCTGACACGCGATGCAGCACAAATAAGCGTGAGTTTAAGAAGATGTGTAAATCTTCGTGTACTGTAATGCTTGAATCTTTGATCGTCAATTTCATGCCACGTTCGATAGATAATATCCAAACCGTTTTTTGCGTCTGGCGCAATTGATGCTGCGCCGACAACCTTTTGCTTGATATCCGTAAAAGTCCTGATAAGGTTTTGTTTCGTGGACGCAGACGGGGTTTCAGGAAACGAGATCTTTTTGCCGCTCGGTTCCGCATAAACAAGAATAATTCGTGATAGAAATCCTTGACCAATGGCTTGGGGAGGAAACATATCTTGAAATCCGGCATGAGTGTTTCCTGCTAATAGAGAAATCGTTGGCTGGTATATGTGAACTTGCTTAGAGTTCTTGAGGCGATGTTTCCATCTACGCTTGTCATTGTTCCAGTCCCAGAGGTCACCAAGAATAGCAATGAAATCTATATCGCCTCGTGGCATGAATGTGTTAAATTCTGGAGCACAAATAAATACTTCTCTAGGTTCTAAGCCAGTACAATCTTCTTCATCCTCGTTGAAGAGATTTTTAAATACAATGTTCGTGCTGTTGCGTTTAGCGGAGCGGTCGGCATCAGATTCATCAGGAGTTGCACCTTCTAAATCTATTAGAAACTTTTCTAGTCTTGTTTTATTGGCACTGAAATGAGCATAGCCGCTAGCTTCTAAAATTTCAGTTGCAAGATTAATTGATGTATTCTTTCTAGTGCCGGGATTCCCTATTAACATCACATAGATGTTAGGGAAAATTTTCCATGGCCCAAAGGGGAGAAAGAATTGGCGGCCCAGCGCAGCTCCAACGCACGCAGCTAAACTCCACCGATGGTAAATCAGTGGAGGTTCAGTTTTTTCAACGTACTGGAAGTACGTATCGAAAAGGAGCGCCACAAGAATCTACTTCAGCTCGCTCCACCTTTCTTTTCCGTAGCTCATTCCCACCGGAATTCGCATTGTCCGTACTTTACCATCTGCCCCACGTACTTCAGTACTGTTTTCCATGAGTCGGGATACTTCAGCAGGCACCCAATCAGCTTCTTGTTTGTATTGGAAAGGGATAGAATCATGAATTTGCGCCTTGATCCTGAAGACTCCACGGAGCTTACCGTATATCTGTTCCCACCAAAGTTTATAGAACTTCCGATTAATGATCGCCACGGATAGATTTTGCGAGCCATGCGCAACGGCGGCATTAAAGTAATGACGGTTATTTTTGACATCGCCAAAGAAGTGTCTTGTCCAACCAAGAGCAGATACCAACTTTTTCGTGAGTTCAATTTCCTTGCGGATCGCGTCATACCATTGTCCTTGAACCTTTGGATATGTTTTGCTCCATTGATTTAGACAGTATTGGCATACGTCTTTGAGACTCATGGAGCTAGGAAGATGTAGGATCATTTTCATTCTAGCTGCTACCTTGGGGCCAACAGTATCTAGCATGACCCCACCTGTCATATTGTAGTTAGCTCCGTGGTTGGTGCGTTTAGCAGGCTCGTCTCTGATTTGCTTGGCTTCTGGAGTTTTACATTTTTTAAGTTTTTCGTCCCAGAGATCCTCATACTTAAACCCGAAGAAGAGTTGAGCATTCCAGCAATGGAAATCTTTGCCACTCTCAACAACTGCGATTCCTTTCTCTTCTCCAGCAAGATAGAAAGTACACCGGCTTTCACTCTGCTCAAAATCAGGTTCACCCAGTTTCCATCCTTCGTCCGCAACCAGATATTGCTTGATTCGTGGCCCGCGAGGGATATTTTGAATCTGATAGCCTGTCCAAAAAGACGATTCACTGGATGCAAGGCGTCCTGTATCGGTTCCAGCAGGATTAAGTCTATAGTGTAGGCGCCAGTTATTCTCACTGTGCTGCCAGATTTTAGATTCGTCACAATAGTTACTAACAAGTTTGCGCGCCTTTTTATATTCACGGATATCTCCAATGATTCTAGCATTAAGAGGATGGCGATATTCCGCCTTTTTCATCTGAGGTTCACCAGTCCCCTTCAAATCGCCACAACCAAGGATGATGAACACTTTGGTATTTTGTTGCCAACTACCGGGATTGTAGTTTGGCGCCTTCAACATTTTCCGCAGGCTCGCAAGGCGCTTGTCTGCTTCTGCTGTCTGTGTTGCCTTTACAGTTTTGAATGTATCTGGAGCTACTCTCCAACCTTCCAATTCACAGTGAAGAGCTGGATAGACTAACGGAAATTCATGCTCTGTGTAATTTCTTAGTGCCCACTCTGGAAGCTCAGCCAAAAGACTAAGACAAGAATTGAGAGTAGCCCAACCATCCATGCCATTGTAACGGAAATAGTTTTCAAGATTTCCGCTCTTTCCATCGTCTTTCCAGAATCTGACGTTCCTGAGAGTAAAAGCTGTAACAAAATCCAAACGCTTTGGCAACTCAGAATAGTAAGAATGGAAAAGATGAAGAGTATCGTAGAGCCAATTGCGAACAGGGATGTTGTAACGAAGAAGGTATGCATTGTCATAAGTACCACCTTGGAAAACTTTAGGGGCTGGAAGATCTGCAAACTCACGGATTACGGCAAGGTTATATACGGAATCAAAGGGGATGACAACTGTTTGAGTTTGATGTGCGTCTCTTTGCCATCCTGTGAATGAAATACAAGATATACGCTTAAGAGGGTCATTCCTGAAAGTTTCGATATCAATTGCGATGAGTCTAGAGTTACGCAGCCATTCCCGCCAAAATGGTAAATCTCTTGGATCGAATACCTTCCAATTAAAGTTGGTGGCTGGAAACCAATCTGTTGGTTTTGTAAGTTTAGTAATAAATCGAGAAAAGATAAATGCGCCATAGGGAACACTCATTATATGTTCAGGAGGATTAAGGACGACTGCTGGAAGTGAACGAACAGAAATAAAACTTCCCTGATAGTCGTCCAAGGAAAGCTGCTTGTTTTCTATGGGCTTCTGGAAATCTGGCAGAGCATTGAGGGCGCGATCCAGCAGTTGTTGGTTTGCGATTAGAATTCCTTCAATGCCTGCGGTCTTACACTTCAGTTCAAGTTCACTGAGAGTGCTAGGAGTTCCTGTAGTTACAGAAACTTTGTGCCCATGAAATACGGCAAGACGAGAAAATCTTGCTAAATGCGCTTGCTGGTCAGGCGTCGTCGCTAAAAGGAGATGCACGAAACCATCCTTCGTCGTAAGCATCTGCCCAGTTATTTCCAAGAGCAGGTGTTACTTTATAGGATACGCCGGTTTGACTAATACGATCTGTCAAGACTTTGGTAATAGTATGTTGTGTCCAATGCCCTGAAAAGTTTGTCCAGACCTCATCACCAATCTTCCAACGCGGGTTACTTACGAAAGGTAGGTTTACCTGTGAGTTCGCGCTGCTCACCATCTGTGTCATTGGTAAGTTCCTCTCTATCTTTGAGATCTTCTAGATCTAGATCTTCCAGTTTTCTTTTGCGCTTTGCTTCGCGTTCCTTTCGCAGTCTTTTTTCTATCTCTGGATTGTTTCTCAATTCGTACTTGTCGTTGTCTGAGGGCATGGATTTCCTTCCTGAAAAGATTTGCCATAGCTTTACGCAGAGCAAGTTGTCGTTGCGCTGCCCATCTAAGATCTTCCTCAACACTCCGGAGAATAAGAGTTGGAAGATCGTCTATTTTCGTATTTGTCAGGATTTTAATCCCCGGAATTTTTACAGCAGTGGACATAGATTCTGTAACTTTTCCGGGCAAAGAATCTAAACTCTGCATGAAGATATCTACTGCCTTCGTTTCTTTCGAGGCCATAGATTTATCTCATGTCTATCCGCAAATTCTTGAAACGCGGGGCACTCTGTGGCTCGCTCCGCTCCGCTAACAATCTCGCATTCACCACTTCCCCGTAAGCTGCACTTAGCGCATTCTCTAGATCCTCGTAAGTAAAGCCGTTCGACCCAGAGCAAATAAGAACATTTACCGCCACCGAATCTATGGGGGAATTTATATGCATCGCAGTTACATACGGTTTCTTTTGCACGTTGTTTTCTCCGCCATGCTGGAATAGGCTTCCTGCGCCCCGGAACTTTTGGTGCCACGGCGCAGGAAGTTTTCAGCACACTACTTACAGAGGCGTGATATCTTTCAGATTCGGATACTTGCGCTGCTCATCGGCAGGCTTGTCCTTATCTTCCTTATGCACGCGATGTTTCAGAACAGCAGCAACCTTAACATTCTGGCACTGCTGAATCGCTTCTCCCACCGTTTTGTAACCAAGGGCTTTAGAAATCGGGAGAATGAATTCTTTGAAAGAGGCTTGCCCCCACTCGTTTTCCATCATAAACAGGGCGCTGAACTTACTCCCTGCTTCGACAGGAGCTTGGGTAGAATCTGCCAATTCCAGAGTCTCGTCAACAACGAGAGTAGCTTCAATGCATTTCTTCTCGTTGACAACTTTTTGCGCCAGTGATACGCTGAATTTGTAGTGGCCTTGTGGAGGCAACTCAAATTTCGGCATATCCGAAAGATCGTCAATGCTGGCGTCCATCAGATCGTCAATAGGAACTACTTTCATTTCATCGGACATGATGTTTATTTACCTTAGAGTTTCGTTTCGTTTAGATTCGTTTAGTATCGTTTGCGTAACTGGCGTTGGGTAGCCAACCAATAGTGGCTTTTTCTTCCTCCATTGCGTAGAACAACATTAGATATGCAATCAGATCTACAATTCTTCCAGTCATAGGTTCTGCTCTATGCCTGTTAGTTTTGGTACTAATATCATTGATGTACTGCATGAGAGAATCCCAATGCTTTCCTGCGTACACTGCCCAAACTGTTTCAGCAGGAATACCAAGAGCGAGAGCATTACGGCGGAAATTCGCAAGACGATCGTTGTCTCCTGCATATTCTCCACCTTTGACAGCAAGAGTAGATTCTACTGTCATAAAAACTCTTTTTACAAGTCCGTCAAATGCTTCGTTAGGACATACGCGCTTTAGATCCAGCGGGCGCAAAGAATCAAGAACTGGTGTACCCATTATTTGGTTTCCTTAATCTGTGGTTTGAACATTGCTACTAGTGCATCCCCCGGCGTCAGTGTATTTCCTTTTTCATCTTTCATATCTTCAATGTTAAAAGGAAGTCTGCTGCCAGTTTGGATGGTAGGATGATAGAGTGTGGAAGAAAATGCACGATGCTTGCGATTCACGATATCTACATGAATCAGCATATCGAAATATTTACCGAAATTGCGGCTAAAGTTTCTACTCCCCGCCGCAGGAAAGATCATTTCTACATTATCGCTAGGCTGATTCTCTCCTTTTCCCGGCATATGTCCTGTATCTTTTGTGCGCTCAGTCATTACTTCGTGAGAGATAACAGCACAATTGAAGTTGCCAGCTTGAATAGTGGAAAAGATACGATCAAGCATAAAAGACACAGCCATTGGATATTTGAAATCTTTGCCTCCAGTATCTTTATCCAGTATGAATTTTTCTGGAGTGTCGGCAGTGCCGAAGATGAATTTGAGAACTGCGGCATTTGCGTCTGCGCTTAGCTGGGTGATTGAATCAATCACGAGCCAATCGTTACTAGTAAAATTGCGCAGACAAATATTAGTATGATATGCAGTAGGATCTTTGCCGCAAACTGGACAACTGACCTTGCCATGTGTCCAACAAATTTTGCAGTCATCGCCTTTGATAACTTTCAGTAGAGTTTCTATCCCCATAGGGACAGCTTGAAGCGATGGAATTCTGATTACTTCAATGTTCTTCCAGTACTCTTTAGGGAGGATAGATTCATTGAGAGCAGTTTTAATTCCATCTTCAAGATCAAACCACCAGAGTTTGCCGATGCGCGCAAGTTGCGCAACCAAAGCTGTTTTCCCTACCTTGGCGCGCCCGAATACACAAATCTTGTGGGACTTTTTCTGTTCATAGTCTGTGAGAAGCACTCTTTCTCCTTAAATTTTTGAAAGTACCTTTTTCTACTGTCTCGTTAGAGCGAATAGTTTCTGTGCATTTCCAGCATGGCACAGATTGATTTTCTGCGGGGCCAATACATTCTAAAATGTGTGTACCTTTAATGAGTATTGGTGGATTATATTTTTGTTCACACATCTTACACATAAAGAATAAAGCTCCGGTTTTCTTTGTGTTTTTTTCTACGAAGCGATACTCAAATACTCTTGGAGATCTCTGGTTCACGCAGCACCGCTGTTGCAAGTTCAGAAAGTTTGAAAGTAAAGTCCATTGCTTCTGGCATTGGATCTTTTGTGGAATCGAATACACGGAAATCTGTACGTTGCATAGATTTCATGTCGCACAAACCATAGTGCGGACAGCGAGAACTAAATGACCAGCAAGCAGACCCGTTTTTTGGGAAAAAAGAAATCTTTCTGAATGTTCCAATATTCGCGTGGTTAAGTAGCCGCGCTTGGAGCCATTCAAGTCTTTGTGTACGATTTTTAATGAAAGGCATAGCTTGCCATTCACGGTTAGTACTAGAGTATACAAAGTAAACTACATTATAGTTCTGTGCAATCTCTGTAGACTCTGCGATACGATCTACAACTAAGGAATATCCAAGAGCTTGTTCAGAATTACCGTACTGTGCTTCGTCAATACTACGGATGGCAGTAGTCTTAATCTCTACCACCATGAGCTTGTGTGTAACTCTGTGGCGCAGGACTACATCAATGTGCCCAGCATGGAAATAGCCATTCTCAAAATCAATCCAGAATGTTAACTCGGTTGCTGGTTTACCATTGAGTAGTGCAATTTCCCACTCATCTTCGTAAGTAGCTTTCCAAAATTGAATGAACTTCTCCACTGCTAAAGTTGCGAGCGGAGAACTTTTACCTTTCTTTGGAAATTCTGCGTCTAGATCTATGTTCCACGCAAGCATTGAGGCGAGCTGTGCTTGTGTGGGGGAGTTAGTAGCTAGGTATGCTTGGACTCCTGCGCCCACGGCATGACCAAACACGAAATCTATATTGAAGATTCCTTCAGATGTTTGGTGCGCAGGAGATTTGGAGATCTGAAACTTCCGAGCACAGTCTTGAAGAACTTCAATCTGACTGTGTGAAGTTACGTTGATGTAGATATAAGCATCACGATAGTTTTTCTTTGATGTTTTGTGAGCTTGGATAGCCGCAAAGCTAGGAGCGGAACCAATAGTCCCTATCTCCGCTTCGGGAGCAGACGAATCTAGTGATAGCGACAGAAAGTCGTCAGCATTTAGAGCCATAACTACAGATCATCAGCAGTAATATTTTTGAGAGATTGTTTTTGTTGTTTTTTAGTTGCTTGAGATTCTTCGTAGAGGGAGAGAGGATCTACGTATTCTTCGTACCAATATCCCACAATACAGCAAGCAGTTGCATCTTCTTTTTTTTCGTAAATATCTTGTCGTTCTCGCAAAAGGTTACAAGATTCAAATTTGCGAATATAAACAGGAATACCAGAAACTGGATCATAACCTTTATGTAGTATATTTTTTGGATGGTTACACCGCCAATCCTTGGCGTTTTCAAGGTTTCGTCTTACCCCTACAAGATATTTACAATCACAACAAAACGGCCCATCCTCAGAGGTCGTCAGCACTTACGCCTCCCTTGATTTTGGAATTAGATCCTTTTGCTTTCGTAGTTTCAGCAGCAAGGATTATTCCAATCTTCTTCTGCTGACCTTCCAAGATCACAGCAATTTGATCTTCAGTCAACAGATGCGCTAGCTCTTCGTATTGGATTAAGTGCTTATGAATCTCCTTAAGATGCGTAGGCATCAAAGGATCAGCAGATAGAAGAGCTTTCTCTAGGGCTTCCAGCTTGGGGAGAAGTGCTAGAAGCTGTGGATTCTTTTGAGGATCAAGCTCTGACACGAGTCACCTTAGTTTTATTTTTAGCCCAATAAAACATATTATCTTCACTGGGGTCGAATTGTCCAGACCAACTCTCTATTGCATCTTTAATATATTCTTTAACTACTCTAGGGTCTAAAGGTTGTCCATCAGTTCCTGTAGTGGGAACTTTAATTTTAAATGTAATCCATTTCTTTGGTTTCACGGATTGAGTTCTCCACGTCTTTTCCTGAGTTCTGTTAGAAAGGTTTTGCAGATGTAGTCAATAGCAAGTTCGTCATTGTTAGTTGCAGGACGAACCTTATAGACTCCATCGAGTTTTGAATTCATGAATTCTACAAAGAGTTCTGCATCAAATGCCATTGCCCAACCACCGCGCGGATCATTCCAAAGTTCCGGCCAGTGGGTATACAATTCTTTCCTGAGTTCATTGTAGCTCTCAGGAAACATGAAGATATTTTTAGGGTCTATTGGCATAGTAAAGCAACATTCTTTTCATGCGAATAACTTCTGCATTGCGCTTGTAGTAGGCGCGATTACGTTTTCTTTTCTTTGCTAGTGATGCTGACTTTTGTTTTCTTTTCTCCACGGACAACTGAACCGTTTCTGCGAACGCAGATATGCAAGTATTCATTTGCACTTAATCCCCATTGCTGGGAAGGGCCGGAGACTGTTCTAATCTTTCCTCCAGCTTTTCTGCACGCATCAAATTCTGCTGGCATGGTAATCTCCTATTCAGGGTGCCATTTACCATCAAAACAGTGCTTGACTTCATGACCAAGAACATACATTTCTCTGTAGTTTGTTTCAGTAGCAAAATCTTTAGCTACTATGGTACAGATGCCATCGTCTGCAATGAATTGGCAGCCAAGAATCTTTTGATTGCCATAAGATTTCGTAGCCATTGCAGCACAGAATTTGTGTGGGTCTGCTACACGCAGCCAACGGATTTTAACTACGTCAGATTGCGCGCAGCTAGTTAGTAGAACTGTTGCAGAGCAAATGCAACTCAGCAGCCGAACGATACTGGAAAATTTCATAACAACGATACGTCTGTTCGTTGAAAATATAAGTACCTATGACAAGTAGAAAAGCTACTGAAAGGATGCCAATCAGTATGGCAAGCACAATTTTATCGCCGGTGTCCATAATCAGAGATTCTCCGAACGGTTGAATGATACGAGTTTGAATTCGATTTCGCCTTTATCTCGGTGCCGAGTAATCTCTAACTTTCCCGGTATCGGAAGTTCCAGTGCTCGGCGCGGAGCCACTTCTCTTGCTTTTTCTTTTTTTACAGCTTGGATTAATGTATTCATTTTCTCTGGCTTGCATCGCACTGTGATTTTCCTGTGCTTTTTGAGAGCAATCCAGATAGAAGTGTAACGTCTAGACACAGCTAGATACCTTCTGAGTTTGCATGATCGTAGACAATTCCGGTTTGCGGAGTTTCCACAATCTCAAAGTCTAGTTTCTGTCCTTCTTCTGAGGACTTTCTCCGCCTAATATGAAAAGTAGAAGTTCCAGAAGAAGGAGCAAACATAGCGCAAACAGACAGGCTACTACTACCATCATCAACGCCAATATCTCGTAGCAAATCTTTATGGCGAGAGTAGCACTTGACCAAACGTATGCGAAGAGCATCATGCGTTTTGAAATTACTTGTCTTGATTGTTATATGTTTTTCTTCTACAAGACGGTTGAAGATTTCAAGAACTGATGCCACTCTGTTTCTTCCTTCGCGCAATCTCCCTAGCTCCCTGATGTGGAGCGTATTTAGACACAGTACGCATTTCCCGCGTTTTCATCAGGATGCCCATGCCTACCATGTTGGAAGTTTGCAGAGCTACTTGTTTCTTCAGTTGCTCTGCATTGTACGATGCCATCGTGAAGATATTTTTCGCAGCAGACTGCGATGGCTTGGAGGGAGTTACAGGAAGGTTAGTTTTAGGACGGGGTTTATCCATCTTTGTGCCTCTTTCTACATAGTAGAGATAACACTTCACTGTATAAAGAATATGAGGGTTACTCGGAGCACTCTTCCCTCGCGTTATTGTCTGAGCGTTGTGTGCCAGATTGTCCACGGATGTTTTGGCCTCAATTAGTTTGCCGGATGTCCGTTACGCAGTTTGTGGGGTACTTCGTCCAACTACCTAGGAGAGCACTGCTTTCATTTTTGATGGGCTTAACTTCACCATCCCAGTGCTCTCTTAGGTAGAACCTCACAGCACGTTACTGCAAGGTTTGGCCTCTACCTAACTGGTTACTGTGGTTCCAGTGTGCTTTTTATAATCCCACAAAATCTAGGTAGCTAGCCTAGAATAAGCACAGCATCTATTAAATTACCAAGACGAGAAAGGGAGGATACAATCCATTTGTAACCCTTCCTCGTTTCGCTGGAATTTCACCAGCTCATCAGTTGGTTTACAGAGCTTCGGAAAGAATCTTCTCTTCCTCGGCCAGCAGACTGTCAACCCGATTGCTCAGGTATTCGTACACAGTCTGGTTATCTTCCATGCTGCCAGTGTTTGCAGCCCAGACAGCAAGCATCTCTTTAAGAACACCGAGAGCTTTCTTGTCATTGCGGCAGGGCGCAAATTTCTTCTGGAAAAGCTGGATATGCTTTTCGATCCGGTCAGCATCTTTGCCAGTGGCCGCCGCCATGATTGCGCGGTAGTCAGCAGCAAAATCGTTCCAATCTTCGTCGCTGATACCAAGGCCAGCACGCTGCGCTTTTGGAATGCTGGCAATGACCGACCAACTAGCTTGCGACAGGTCAATCATTTCAGGCTTGATTTCAGCATCTGCCGGAAGTTTCTCACGCACTTCATTGATGACAGTGCGCAGACGCCCGTACACAGTATCAGC